ATGTGTTTAGAAGGTATGAAGATGGCAGGATATAAACTTAAAACAGAATTTGTTAGTGGATACGAAACACCTTATATGTTTATTTGTCAGGAATGTTGGGAGAATTTACCTAGTGATAAAAAGAAGGATATATAAAGGATATGATTTATATAATCTTTATCAATATTTATTTAGTAATATTATGTTTAATAGTCGTTATAAATACGTAAACAATAAATTATTAAAGAGATATATGTTAAGTATTTATTTAAAAACAATAGGAGTAAAGAAATGACAGAAGGATTAAAATTTTTATTAGGATTTGCTATAGTAGCTTTTATACCAGTAGCTTGGGTAATAGGAGATGAGTTATCTATTAAGATATTATATCCTAACTGTGTTAATGCAGAAGATAGACAATTATGTATTCAGTTAGAAAGTTTAAGAGGTGTATTGAGTGAATAGATTAAAGTACTATTTTAAGTTTATAGAGCTTGAAATAGAAAACAAAACATATAAATCTTTATGTAAGAAGTTAATGAGAAAAATACAAGAACAAAAAGATTTAATAGATATACTATCAGAGGATAGGGAGGATTAATGGTGGCTGATGATTATTATTATGAACTTAAGTATGTAGATAAAGATACACAAGTAGTATATAGATTTAATGCTTTGATTGTAAAAGAACAGATGGAGGAGAGATTGTTTGATTTCCTAAGAGCTTGTAGTTGGGATGATAAATTATTGAAAAGATTTAGATTAGGAGGAAACTAATGGATGATTTATTTGAAGGTATGGGAACAGACGCAGAGATAGTAACTAATAAAGATGGTGGTAAACAATCTAAATCTCCAGCAGCCATCCATTTAATAGACCCATTATTCTTAAGTAACGAATGTGAAGATATATTATCAGAGTTAGACAAACCTTGTAACATTTTGAAAGCAATTAAATTTATAGGTTGGGGAATGTATTACCAAGAAAAAAATGGCTTTACAGCTGCTGCAGCAACGTTAGAACCTGATTTCTCTAAAAGGTTAATGATGATTGGCAAGACTTTACAGTATGGAGCTACAAGATATGCTCCTAATAACTGGAGACTAATCCCACAAGAGGAACACGTTAACCACGCATTACTTCACTTACTAGTTTTATATAGTGGAGATACACAGGATGACCATCTATCCCACGCACTCACGAGATTAATGATGGCTAGTGCTACAGAAGTATCTAAAGGTTTTAGTTATACTGAGTTTATAAAGGAGGAGTAATGATTAAGCACGTAGAAATTCTGGGGTATAAATATGAGGTAGATTTTATAGAAGATGATAGAATAATTATAGTCAATAATCAAGAATGTCTAGGGGCTTGCAACCCACCTGAACAAAAAATACAAATAAGAAATGACCAACATAAACAACAAAAGAAGGAATGTTACTACCACGAAATACTCCACGCAATTGATTGGATTATGAATGGTGAACATTCTCTAACAGAAGAACAAATAGATTTTATTGCAAGAGGTTTAGCAACAGTAAAGTTTATTAAGGAGGATAAATAATGGGAATAGATGTAATGAGTATAGTAGATTATGTACGTAAACAGAAATGTAATTGTACAGCAGGACTACAAGATGATGTACTAACTATTAATGTTATAGTAGGTAACCTAGCTAAAAAGTTTGAGTACGATTATAAAACAGTACAACCTAATAGAGTACAAGAAGATATCGCATCAGCTATCTTGGATATGAAAAGTAAATTTAAATAATAAAAATATCCCCTTCCATAACGGAGGGGGATTTCTTTTTGTCTATTAAATTATTAAATCATAAAGGGCTAGGATTAGATTTAAGACAGCTTAAATAGTTTTTAGGTATAAGTTATCCTAAACATATCCTACCCTTGTCAAATCGTATTGTAGATACCTTAGAATTAATCGTTAAGCTATTACTGGGTTACACTCTTATTAAATAATTCTCTTTCTAACTTTCTCCTTTTCTTTAAACCTTCTAATGGTTTTTTATTACTACCATATACCCATCTATCAAATTCATTACTACAACCTTTATAATCTCTAAGGTTTAATTTCTTTAGTAATGTAGAAGATTTAAGATTGCCAACTCCAACATTAAAAGCAAAAGATACTAATGCGGAGAACTGGTTTTCATTAATAGGTACTTTAACTAACGCAGAAACAGCTTGTTCAAATCTTTTTATATCTTGAAGTAAGTATCTATCTGCGTCAGCTTGTGTTATAATGTCTCCTAATTTAACACCAGTAGTATGACCATAGCCGATTGTAGGTATTAGGCTAGGACATAAATAAGCTTTTAACCTACAACCTTCACATTGTTTAATTATAGATAAACCTTCTTTGTTTATTTTCATACCTTCCTCCTATACTGGGTGGATTTTGTTTTCTATAAAGTATTTAAAGAAATGAGCTGGAGTTATTTTATAAGGAGCTGATTTAAAATATTCTCTTATAGCAGTACATCCAGTAGCTATATACTCACTACATACCATACCTTTTCTATTCATCTGGTCGTAATGAGGAGAGAGAACTACTTTGACAAACTCTATAATATCCTTAACTCCATAAGGTAATCCTAAATTATTCTCTAATTGTTTAACATCTAATTCAATAGGATATACAGCACCAGTAGAATATATAATCTTAGGGAATACCTTTTCAAGTATCTTCCATCTATACTTCCTTGTACCACTAGGTATATGGTATTTAGGTTCTGGTTTGAGGTGGCTCTCGTATATCCACCAACCTCTATTGTATATAAGAGCTAGTACGTGGGAAGGTCTAAAGCTAGCAGAAGGAAAGAACTCTCTTGTAAACCTGTCTATTAGTTTAGATATCTTTGATGTTCCCCATTCAAGTACTACATATGTTTTTGTTTTATCTAGTTTATCTATATCTATTGACATTTAAATCCTACCTGTTATATTTCCATTATCATCTATATACATATTATACTCTTTAAGTATCTCATCCTTTCTCATTGGAAGCGTTCCATAATAAACAATATCTCCAACGGGTCCAAGACTTCTCAATGTTCTAGCTTCTGTACCTAATAATCTTCTTGCATAATTAGTTAGTTGAGGTTGGTTTCTTCTTATATAATTAAAGAATTGTTGGGAAGTACCTTCTGGAAAACGTTGGGTATAAGACTGATATTGTCTTAATAATTCTGGTGATACTATATTGTTTATATCCATCTATTAACCCTCCACTATATCTTGTGCTTTACGATTTATCTTACCTAGTATTTCTACTACTTCTTCTGCTATTGTTTTCTTAATCTCATCATCTAATACATTACAACCAAAGTAAGATTGAGCTGCTTGAATACCCAAGATGATAAGTTGAGTCTCTACTTTATCAACCTTATCAGTATCTAGTTTCTGTAATCCTACAAGTAGTACTGTTCTTAGTTTATTTTTAAACTTAGGTAAGTCTCTTTTAATTCTTTCTATCCTACGTTTGATAAACCAGTTTTTAATTTTATTAAATAATCCCATAAATATATCTCCTTTTATTTAAGGTATCTACAATCAATTTCAAGAAGGGTTTGTTTAAGATAGGATAGTTTATATATAAAATATATTTACCCCGTCTTGAAACGCCTTCTAGTACCCTTAGAATTAATTATTTATTATTTACCTCTTTTACGTCTTTTCTTACAAGCCATTAAATATCTCCTTCCTAGTTATTCATTTACTGTAGTATCTGTTAAACTTCTAAAGTCTATTGTAATCGAGAATGTTTTACTATCTCCAACGTTAAGTGTTACAGGATTAGGTAGCACATCTCTGGTTAGCAAGGCAGCAGCTCCAGAATTATTAGCTATAGTTTCAGTACCTATAGCTAAACAAACTTCTTTTATAGTAACAGGTTGTTCTGTATTGTTGGTAACTAAAATACTATATGTTAAACTATTATTATCATTCAATGTGGGTTGACCTTGATATGTTAAGCTAGTTATTAGTTCTCCTGAAAGCTTATAATCTTCTACAGTAGGTGGTGTATCTCCAGTACCTAAAACCATATATGAATATGATGCAGGCCAAGAAGTATTATCTGCTGTATTATAGAATTTACTTGGTAATAGAGCTATTGTGGATGAGCCTATCGGGTGAGGTTGACTGGATGAGTTGTATGAGAATAAACTTCCGTCTGTAAATTTTATTCTCGGTGTTGCTGTTGTGTTCTCTCCAAATCCCCAACTCTTCTTAAGAGTATTAACAACAAAATATCTAAAATTATTTAATAACATTCGTTATACCTCCGTATCTGTTACTTGTACTGTAGTGCTACCGCCTAAGTTTGTTTGAGTAGCATTATCATAATTGTTTATTAGTAATGTTTTATATTGAGCGTTAGCTCCACCTGTTAAAGGGATAGTGCCTAGATATACTTCATTAGTATCAGTAAGTCTATACATTGTATCTGCGTCTTTTGTTGATAATGCCTCATATTCTGTACTAGTTAGAGTTTTATATCTTAGTCCAGTAGTTACAACCTTAGGAACTCCTAAATCTATCTCTGCTTGTATTTCATCACTACTATGTAGTCTTAATTGTGTATTAGAATTCCCTACCGAAAACTGTCCAGAACTAACGTTTATAATAGTTTCTTGATTTCTTTGCTCAAGAGTACCATCCTGATATGTGTTTACGGAAGCTTCAATCTGTGCACTCGGGTCACTCGTGCTAGCAGAAGAGACACTCCTTAATTCTATATTTTTATAATAATAAGTTCCAGTTTGAGGTATAGGGTCTCCATCATCTATTTGAACACCATTTTTAACGTCTTTTATATTCTCCACAGGTTTGAGACCTAGAGTATTAACGTAATTAACTACTGATTGTGGTGTACAAGCTGTACTGTCGTCTACATTACCTTCTTCATCAGGTTGAAAATCTTCATCAGTTGATAAATATACTACCCCTTGTGACTCGGTTGTAGCATTAGGCAGTGTACCCCAACCATAAACATCATTACCAAAATTAGTTAATACCTGACCATTAATACCACCACTAGGTATCGGTTCTGATATTAAGTTAGGAGTTGTTATAACACCATCTGCTGTAGTAATTACTAGATTATATGTATCTCTTGTATTTGTACCAACAGCTATTATTGGACTAAACCCATTTTGTCCTGTTGTTCCTTGCCTACCAGAAGGTCCTTGCTGATTTAATATTATAGTATATTCTGGAGTAGTACAGGTACAAGGATTGTTTTCGTTTGTCGCCATCTTTAATCTCCTATTGTTTGCAAACTCTAAAGATACCAGATGTATTACCTTCACCAGAAATAATATACTTAGTATCTTTATCTACTACCGTTATAATTAAAGCATAATCATAAGGATTACGTAATGCTTCTTGTTCTGTTATTTGTACCTTAAACTTACCTTCTGTTGGATAAGATATTAGACCAACATCCACTTCGCTTGATGTTTCGGATATTATTTTATCTATCAAGCTAGGTAGATTAAAGTAAGGAGCAATCTTAACTTGGAAATGTACTTCCATACCTGTGAGGTCAAAAGGCTTTAGCTCATACTCTTGTGTTTCTGTGTTAAACACTTTCTGTTGTATAGTAAAACCAAACCCTCTAGCTTCTCCTTGTTTTATTTCTACTACTAATCTATTGCAATCATCTACCATAGTTATACTCCTAAATCATACTTATAAGGCTCGCTCCTACGCTACCATAACCTGCTATAGTAATAGTTTGTCCTTTTTTAACAGGAATTAGAGTAGTAGTTGTGTTATACCATTTACTTCCACTAGTTTGGTAAGATACTTCTACACCATTTATTTGTACTATAATGTAAGCACCGTTGCCAGCAAGTTTAGTATATACAAAACAGTTTTGTGTTGCTACAGTTGTTGAATTTATTGGTAGAGCACCAATGTACGTACCAATAAATCCAGCTCTACTTGATAAATCAACTGAACCAATCGGATAAACTGTATCTATATGACAGCTACTGTTTGTTGTAAAACTACCAACTTTTCTAAAGTAATCATATCCTGCTGGTAATGTTGGTGTTGTACTATTAGTCGAGAATGCTAACTTACAACTAGAGGTTTCCTTATCATAACATACATATATATAATAAATAGTATTGGCAGCTAATGCAGTATCCTGTAGTGATAATGCAGTAGAAGAACTTATCATTTGTTCATAGGTACTATCCCAACAATCACCTGCTGTACAAGATATAGTTATAGCATTACTCATAAAAGGAATAAACCCTCTAATTACGTCTAAGCTATTTACTGTTTGAGCTCTTAATGTTTCTAGGTTTACAGCGTCTTTATTATTTTCTGCGTTAGCTACTTGAAACACTTCATTTTGACTACCATTAATATCCGCTTTATTAGTTTCAAGATTGTTTATATCCAACTCTGCTGTAGCTAAGTTACTTTCAAGCTGGTCTACAAATTGCTTAATAGAAGTAAAGTTACCATTTACCTCATTAGCTTTTGCTTTAGTACCAGCTATAAATGTGTAGGGTATCTCCCATACCATATTCTACCTCCTGCTTTCTTGTAGTCTATAATTACGACCTCTACGTCTCATTAACATATTAATATCTCTTGGAGTAACTCTCTTATCATAAGGGAAGTAACTATCTCTAAATCTAAATCCACCTACTCTAAACTCATTCTCAATAGGAGTAAGTATTGGTTTATTAGGGTTACCTTCCATTAGATAAGGTATCCGATTATCTCCAATTTGACCTAATATACTTCTGTTAGTTGGTTGATAATATACTTGTCCACTTCTTGTAGCTATCGTTGGTAATAATGCTTGGTTTAAGAATGTAGCTACTGGACTAAAGTTTCTTGACAAATATCCAGTAAACCCACCTAATACATCAGGTTCCTTTTGAGGAATTGGATTACCATTATTATCAAGAGTTATTACTTTACCATTTACAACATAACTATTAGAACCTACAACTGGATTACCCCAAGCGTCCTTACCTGTCATAGCATTAAATAATCCTGTTAATGGATTGATATTACCACTCAACATATCCAACGCTCCGGAAATTCCGGATGGTTCGTTAGCCTTACCAGTAGGTAATATATTACTTAATGTTTGGAATGGAGCTGATAGAGGATGGTAGTCGAAGTAAACCTTTTGAGCTGGGAAGCGTTTTGTATATGTAGGTTTAACAGTCAACCCACCTCTTATATCTCTATCATCTGGTTGTCGTCCTACAGTCACATCAAACTGTTCTAGTTCATTACCAATCCTTGCAGGGTTTCTAGCGAATGCTTGAAGTCTTAATGGGTTATCCTTTAATTGATTTATCAACACATCCTTAGAAGTAGTAGCTACTTTATAGAATGGGAATGATAATGCACCAAGCTCGTGCAACTCAGGAGAGATATAATAGTTCTTACCTACATAATCCCCTAACACAGAGTTAGTTCTATCAATCAATTGTCTTTGTATATTCTGGTCTGTAAGACTTCTTTCAAGTAAATCATCAACATCTACCTTTAATTCTTTAGCCATTTTCTTAGCTTGATTGAAATACACAGCAGCTCTATCAAATGTTTCTAACGTACTTTCAGCTTGGAATAATGGTCTAGCTAAATAGTCTTGTGAGGATTTAACTATACCACCAGCACCCTGTAATCTTTGAGCAAATGTACTCTTAGGATTAGTTAATAAGTTTGCTGATTGTTTAAGTTCTCTAGTCACATCTTTAAAGGTAGTAGCAAGAGGGACGTCTTCAAATACTGGAGCTAAACCTTTATATGTGGTGGATGTTAATAAGTATTCTGGTAAATACTTTTGTAGTGAAGGCCTATATGCACTAATATAATCTGCACCACCTATACTACCTAATGCAAAGTTACCAACTCTGTTACCTACAATATATTGAGGTTTAACTAATACGCTTGATTTAAACGCACCCATTAATGGTTTAACAGCAGCAGAAATCTTTCCTACTGTACTATTAGGGTCAAGACCTCTAACCCTATTTGTAAAGGCTTCTAGGTCTCTCTTAGGTACTACGTATAAATCATTAGCATACTTCTTTAAAGTAGAAGGACTTCCACCTTGTGATAATTGCTTAGTGAAGTTACCTATCTCACTTTGTCTACCAGTATTAAATAAAGTCTTAACCCCATCTTTAAATTCTCTTGGAGATATAACTACTTCATTCTTACTTATCTTAGCAGCGTCAGCTTTATTAATCTTATTACCAAACTTCTCTGCTAGAGTTTCAAAAGATATTTGAGCTTGTTTTGCTTTTTCTATTTCTGATACAAGTTGTCTATATCCTCTGTCTAAGTTACCTGCTACTTCTTGAGTAGTACCATAACCATAAACTCTCTCTGTTGATAAGCCTTTACCTATATCAGTTAAATCAACTAAGGTTTTATCCCCAGCTTTAAATAAACCTCTTTGAGTAATAGGAGCTATCTTACCTTCATCGTATAGTTTAGTTCCTCTTTGAACCAACTCATTTAAAGTCTTTTGAGTAGTTCCAATATTAGCTAGGTTTTCCTTTGTAGGATTTTCAATAGCTTTTTGTATATTCTGTAGATACACATTCTTTGTTCTACTAGGGTCTAGATTTTCTAAAACAAACTGTCCTATTGCAGTGTTCTTGATAAAGGTGGGGTCTACTCCTAAGTCTATTAGCTCTTTACCTATCTCATCCGAGTAAGCTTTAAGTTCTTGGGTTAAGTCTATATACTTCTCATCCCACTTACCAGTAGTTAAACCTTCTACAGCTTTATCAATTCCTTTTCTGTTGGCAAGGTCAGCAGCTTTAAAGTTCTGTCTCGCTGCTCTTTTACCTACATCCAAGTCTCCGATATTGAGGATACTATTTATTTCTCTTTCTCTTTGAGTAGGTAACAAAGCTGCTCTAATAGGTCTAACGGCAGGAATATTATCTAACTTAGAGGCTGCCTTAGCTATACTACCTTTAGGAGTTAATGTGATAGTATCCAACACAGCATTAAAAGGGTCAGCACCTGCGTTATATACAGCGGTCTTAGCAGATTGTATTGGATTATTAGCTATACCTTCTGTAGTAACACCATAAGGAGATAATACCATATTAGCAAAATCATTTACTACATTTGTTTCACCACGTGCTACTTGACCTGCATAATTAGCTACATTCCGATTAACAGTATCTCTAAAGTTTTCATTAGTAGCATATACATACGGACTACCGAGAATAGTTGCAAGACCTGCTGCAAAGTCTCTAGCACCTGCACCAAATCTTTGAGCAACATTCATTCCGTATCTGTCTCTATTAATAAGAGTTTGCTCATATTCACTAAGAGGGTCTTGCCCTATAGAAGATAAACCTCTATTAATATCTGCAATAGATTGTCCACCTTCTATAGCACCCTTTATAGCTTCTTGTCTATTAAATTCAACCATCTAATAAATCCTTACTTAAATTGTCTCCAATATTCTAACTGGTCTCTAGTCATACCAGTAGGGTTTTGTTCAGTTTGTTGTTCAGGATATAATTGAGCGTATACATCCTTCAACATTGTTTGACCTATTGGGTCGTTATAATAAGTAGCAGCTTCAATAAGTTGAGCTTTAATCTTCATAGCTGCTAACGGGTCTGATTGTTTTAACTTCTCTAGGTCTTGTGAGTTGACACCTAATTGTCTAGCAACATCTAACTTAGTGGCATTATCTATTTGAGCAATCTTATAATCCATCCAGTTATCAAGAGTAGCTCTTTGATTTTCATTAAGTTGTTTATACTGTTCAGTAGTTAAGTCTGCTATTGCCTTAGCATTTTCTCTTTCAGCGGTAGCTATATTATTTCTTTCTTGTTTAATTAAGTCAATAATACCTTGTGTACCTTGCGTAGTTAATTTCTGTTGAGTTTCTTGAATTGGTTTAAGGTAATTAACATAGTCACTACCACTCATATTAGCTGCTATATTAAGAGGTAGCCCAGTCTCTTGACTTAACCTCATAGCACTAGCTAATTCAGCTCTCTTTTGTAAAGTTTCATTCTGTGCAGCAGCTAAGTTAGATGTTAGTTGGTAATCCTTTGCTAATCTCTCTACATTAGTTGGTTGTACTTTTAGATTAGCTACGTTGTTAGCAGGACTTGCGTTAGTCTCAACATTAATAGTTCTTAACTGTCCTTCTGGAGATACCCAAGATACTTGGCTAGGCATTTGTAACTTATTTGTTATATCTTGCAACGCATCATTAAATTGAGCTTGTCTTAATGCTCTATCATCAGCAGCTACAGCATTTCTGTAATCTTGGATAAATTGGTTTTGTCTTGTTAAGTTTTGACCTGCTTGCTCTAGCGCATTTAAGTAAGCATTAACTTCATCTTGCGTAACACCAACATTAGGTTGTTGATAACCAGCTTGAGCTCCTTTAATAACATTTGAAATACCTACTATATCATTTAATAAAGTATTATTTCTATTTATATTATTAGCCATAATTTTATCCACCGTATTATTTTGTTGTACAGGAACATTATTAGAAATATTACCAGACGCTCCAGATTGCGTTTTAACAGGGGGTAAATTAGTTTTAGGTGTATTTACATTCCCATTAAAATTAACACCGCTTAAATTCGATTGTGACGCTTCTGATGTGTTTAGCGTATCATCTATAGCAGACAATCTTTGTTCAGCACCTTCATAAAACTTCCTAATCCCATCTAAGTCCTTCATCTGTTGTTTTGTTTGTGCAATCATTTTATCTTGATTGTTTATAATATACTGATTATATCTTTGTTGTTCTTCTGGAGTTAAAGGTTTTAGACTATCTTTAGCTAGAAGTTTATCAGTTGCGTTTTTACTTCTAATATCTCCTGCTGCTTTTTGTAATCCAGCACCACCCGTATATCCAGCTACAGCAGGAAGTAATCCTACACCAGTAGCACCAGCTATAATAGACCCACCTTTAGTTAATAAGCCTAAGGTATCTAATGAACGAGACATCCAGTCAGCATTCTCATCAGTAACATTCTTCCAGTAAGAAGGAAGTTCTAATGCTATACCAGCAGCAGGAGCAACCTTACCACCTACACCTTTTAATACACCACCAGCTTTAGGAGTTGCTTTAGGAGCTGACTTAGTAGCACCACCAACCTTTTGTTTAATATCATCAAGCTTGGGTTTATTATCCTGATTACCATAGAGAATATCTAAATCTTTATTTATGTTGGTATTAGAGGTGGATACTTTCTTGGTAGACTGTTTAGGTTTTTCTTGTTTAGGTTGTTCTGTAGTTCTTTCTACAACTTCCTCTATTTGTTTAGCCATTCTTTCTATATATTGTTTAGCCTGATTGTATTGTTTAGGAAAATTCCTTTTCATTAAATTAAGAAACTGGTCAGGTCTACCATCAGGAAATCTTGATTTGTAATTATCATATAACCATTCTATTGTTGCCATTATGCGTAACTCCCCCATATATCATTAACGAAATCAAAGTTCCCTATATTATCCTGTAAGTGTGATTGGTTCAATCCAGAACTAGAACCAAAGTAATTATTGGCTAAGTTAGCTCCTATGTTAGAACCTATCGAGTTAGCAGCTCTAGATGTATTAACATTATTACTTAAGGTATTTAAGAAGCCTCCTGCTTGTCCTCCTAGTGTTGAACTGGACTGGTTACTACCTCCAAAACCTCCAGTAGCTCCACCTATTACAGCTCCTCCTAATGCTCCCCAAGGGCCACCCATAGCAAATCCAGAGGTAGCACCAGATAATGCACCTGTTAAAGCACCACCAATATTAAAACCGCTATTAGCGTCATCAACCTCATCTAACCATTTGTTCTGTTGGTTCTGTAATCTTATCTTCCAGTTGTTTTCATCTACTCTTTGAGTTTCAGTACCTGAATTGTTGAACAAAGTATTGTAGAGATTAATATTAGCTAATCCTCTATTGTAAGCTTGATTAACTAAATTATTATATTGGTTAGCAGTGTTAGCAGCTACTTGACTTGCTAAGTAATCATAGTTTCTATTGAGACTATCTGTATTGTAAGCGGATGAACTAGCACCTGATGTACCTAGTCTTTGTCTTTCTCTAGCTGCTAATTGATTAGCCCGTTGAGTATAAGCTCTATTTAAATCATTCCATTGAGCATTAGTATAAGCGTCTGCTATTGATTGATAATAGTCATTATTGTTTACATTAAAGTTCTGGAAATCATTAAGAGCAGTATTAAGATTTGCATAAGAATTAGTATTTAATTCTCTATTTCTTGTAATCCACGGAGTATCAGCTAATTGCTCATACTGTGGTCTTGAAGGTGTTTTCTTACCCATTATTTAATCTCCATATTTTACCAAGGTACTTCCTCTAATTGTACCCCATCTATTTCAAACCCATAAATACACATAGCTTCATTCAAACCATTACCGTAAAACTCAACACTCATAGTCTGAAATATCTGGTTCATTAAAGGAAATCGTTTAGTAATATAACTACTTACTACCCAACTATCTTCATCCCATACGGTATCTGTAATACTTTCTGTATTCTCATCTACATCCCATACAAGACCAATAAAAGCATTCTCATTACTGTTTATCTTTCTTTCGGTATAAGTAGTCTTACCATCCCTAGAGTTTCTTACCCTAAAGTTATTGGTATATTCCTCACTCATCTTTATTCTAAACTCTCTAGCTGATAAGAAGTTAGTACCTTGTCCGAATGTAAATGAAGGTGACTTCCAGTAGAATTCAATAGGACTTCCGTCAAAAGTTAAACCAGAAAACTCTTTAAGAATTTTACCATCAGTAGTACCTATATAGATTTCATTATCAAACCTAAAAGCTATCGTAACATTTTGAGGTACTTCTCTTTTTAGCCAAGTCTTAGAAGTAACATCATAAATAAATGCTGTATTAGAACCTTTACCAGTTAATAACGGCACATAAAACATAACGTACTTCTTTTCTGGATGATATACTGGGAATATATAATCAAATCTAGCTTCATTGATAAACTGAAAACTATCTCTAATCTTCATTGACAACTCACTACCTTGAAAGATAGGGTTATATATTGTACGCTTTAATACAGGATAAATACCACCAGCATTTCTTGAATATACTAATAGGGAACTATCAGCGTCTATCCAAGATTGTTGACTATCACAAGTATACAAAGAGTAAGGTGTTACTGTCCAGTTAGTATCATTAACATCATTTCCATCCAGTAAATAACATCTTTCTCTCTTAAAGATTATTAAGTATTTATCAAATAATCCTAGTGCTGTAAAGTCAGAGTTATCATCATAGAACGCTGGAATAGCACCAGCTCCAAACTCTTGTGACCATCCATGGATAAGTCCTACCTCTGAATAATACAGAATACCATCAGTACCACCTACGAATATTCTACCATTATAAGAGTTTAAGGCTAAACCTCTTACGTCAGTTTCTACAGGACTTTCTCCTTGTGTTTTAAATACAGCATTACAAGCTGATAAATCACTAAGATATAAAGCTACAGAAGTTTGTGCAGTAGGATAATTTCTATCTAGAGACAGCTCTGTATCGCTTTCTATTGAGACTATTCTATATTTATTATCAAATGTATTATCATCATTTCCAAGTATGATATAATCACCTACAGACAGCTCTGTGAGGAATTTTGTATTAGCACCTGTAACTTTATTATTAGCACCTGTTGTACTTACGCTGGTTGCTATTAAATCCTTTCTTCCATACTGGTAGAAGACTAAATCGTCAATACCGTTACTCATTATAATACCGTTATTAAAAGAGCAGATACTATGACGTGTGTTTTTATTCTCAAATTTATAGATTAATTTAAAGCTCCCAGATACTTTATCGTATATGAATACTTCACTATTGGTAGTAACAACAATCATATGTTTATTGTTACCATATATATATTCATAACCTAACGAGATTGGACTATCGAAGGTATCTCCAAATTGAGTATTACCATTCATAGTAATCAATCCACCAAGTTTATAATACTCAACATTCTTCATATCGGGACTTTCGGTACGTTTGTTAGTCTGGTTAATTGTACCCAATCCTTGAATTGTATTAAGTCCACCTGTTAGGTTGAAGTATGAAATAGTTCCAGCCATTAAATAATTCTCCTAGTTCTAGGGTTGTAAAACGCATTCATTATAGCATTCTGTGCTGTATTATTTGAAGGCATTATATCAAATCCAGCAGGATAACCACTTGTTAATCTTTGGTCGTTACATAATGCAGCGTATGCTTTCTTGTACTTCCTTTCATAGAATGCAGCCTTAGCGTCATTAACGCTTCCTCTCCAGTCAGAACATACTCTCCATTTAAGTATATCTCTATGATGAGCTGGGATAATAGGTTCATCAGTCTCATATTCCATTAAAGGTTTAGCTACACCACATTTATCTTTAGCATAGTCGTAAGTTAATAAGCTTACCTTAATTAATCTACCATTCTGGTCTTCACTTGGTACAGGATAAAGATTAATCTCTCCATCATCCATCCAGTAATTCAATGGCATTCCTTCTGCATAAGCTAAGTATTCGTGACCTTCAATATAGCTTAATACTATAGGCATATCAGCATATCTTAGGTATTTAATAAAGCCATTCTCTAGAGGATAAGCACCTTGCTTTGCTACTAGCTGTAGAAATCTACTTACCTCTCTAAACTTCCAAGCTCTTTCTTCATTATTACAAATAAAAGATAAAGCATTATTAAGGTCTTGCTTAACTTTAATTCCTTCTGGTAACGTATCCAACTCTTCAAATGTAGCTATCTTTTCATAGAATAACTCTGTTAGAATATCGTTACATAATTCAAAATAATTTTTTCCTTTACCCATTAATCTACTCCATCTTTAAATTAACAAGAGCTATAGAGGTTTTACCCCCTATAGCGAAGTTATTATTCAGTAGCAGCAGCGCCAATTTTAAAGAATGCTACAGCAGCAGCTTCTGGGTGAATTACTTCAAAACCATAAAGCTCGATACCACGAACGATATCTGCGAAGCAATCAGGGTCTCTCAATTTTTCTACTTTAGTAAGTTGGTTAGCATAAGTTGTAGCCATCTTAGTAGAAGCAATACAAATTTGTGCACCAGCTGCCAAACCAGTAACATCTGTAGAAGTGAATTTAGCAAGTACAGTGTTTTTGTCGATTTCAAATCCACCCATCATACTCTGTTCACCACGTTTAACAACTTCATCACCAGCAGCAGTCGGATGAGTAAGTTGAGTTGATTTCAACATAAGACCAAATATCTTAGGTGTTACTGTAAGAACAGGCATTAAGTATTCAGGTTCCTCTTCATTACCGGCAAATGTGTAGTAACCATCTCCATTTAATGCACCTGCTTCTGTAAGAATTACAGCAAGGTCAACTACATAATCATAGATATCATCTTTAGTTACAGCCTGTGGAGCAGCAGCAGTACCGATTAGGTTAGTACCAGCAGTAACAACTTTGTTGATAACATATTTCATAACCTGTTTATCTTTCAAGTCGCCAAGTTTCTGCATAGCCAATGCACCATAACCATCAAGAAGATTGAACTGTGATTGTACCTGTTCTGTATCAGAGAACTTCATAGAGAAAGTTGCTACGTTATTGATAGTCAATCTCAAGTTATCAGCAGTTACACCAGCAGCTACTGGACATACATCAGTTGTATCAGCAGTAATAGCAACAGAGATGTTATCTGCTTTAGGAAGTGCGATATTAACTACATCGCCAAATCCTCTGATTTCCATTGTGTTATCGTATAGGCTCTTTATCCTATACATCTAACGGTTTATCATCCCGTTAGTTCAGACTATATCTTAATAGGATGAATACTATCTTTTAGATGAATACGTCTATGTTCGGTTTTAGTAACTAATAGTAAATTACTAATATCATTATTCATCTTATTATAATCTATATGATGAACTTCTTCATTCTTATCTAGATACCTACCAATGCTTTGTTCCATCACTAATCTATGCTCCATTATATAACCCTTATTATCTTTGTAAGGATGGTCTATAGGCGCTTTAACCTTTTTATATCCATTCCAAGTAGTTATATAACCTTTATGATAAGTATCAGGTGGTTTAATTTTCTTTATTCTTTTATTTCTTGGTATATCTAATTTCTTCATATAGTTGAGAATTAACTTCTTACTAACTTTATAATAGTCAGCTACTTTTTGTAATGAACCTAAAGTTTCATAAGCTTGGGTTAATAATTCTCTATTTTGATATTCTTTCATTCTATCCTCCGTTTTCGTGGAGCATTATTAACTACGTGAGTTTCAGCTCTAGTCGTTAGACCTCTCTACATATCGCTATGATAGCTTGGTACGGGATTACCCATTAATTTGAAGGGCTTCCCCGTTTAGCGGAGTTTTTAGTCGGAAGGCAAAATTATAGGTTACCTTCCCAGTTACGGTTACAGTTTCTTTCAATAAATCTAGTATATTGTTTATTTTGTCTTGCTAGTTTCTTGGTATATACCTCTGGTATCATAGCAGAGATTGTATTAGTTGGGGTAATTTCGGTCATTGTTTTATCCTTTCGTATTAAATTACTCTACCTTCTCGTACCGCCCTATCAATCTCTTTCTCATACTTAGCAAATTCTTTATCACTCATTGCAGCTATCTCTTGTCTAGTCCAAGTCTTTGGAGGAGTAGCAGCGTATGAAGTTTGTTGAGCCATTACGCTATTGTTTAGTACGTTAGCTGGAGACTGTGCTTGTGCTTGCTGTTGAGCAAGTATCTTACCAATCTCAATAGCTTCACGCTGAATAGCTGTAGCCATTTGCATAAAGGTATCTATTTGATTAACAGGGTCAGTTAGTGGTACTGTATTCAGATAAGAGTTCAATTGTTGTTTTAAAGTTGGACTAGCATTAAGTAATTGTCCATACTTATTTAAACTTGTTTGAACTTGTTTCTGTGTTATAAAATTATCTATAACCCCTCTCTTTTCATTTACAATATTGTCTAGCTGACCTAGTTCATACTGTAAATCATAATAAGCTTGTGGGTCTTTTTCTTTAAGAGCTTTAGCAGAAGCTTCAATATTTTCTGCTCTATAATCAACACCATACTTATTACAAAGCTTTACATAAGCCTGTTGAGCTTGGTTATCAATTATATCACGTTGCTTGATAGCTTCCAAGACTTGAATATCTGTAGTGCCATCAGTACCTAATCGGCTTAACAGTTCTCTTGTCTCTTGCTCTTTTGCTTGATATTCCTGAACTTGTTTTTGTAGAGCTTCCACATTTACATCTTGTTTAGGTTCTACAAACTTATCAGTAATATCTGTAGCTTGTGCATTTTCAACTTGTTCCCCTACAGCAGGTTGCACATTATCTACTGTATTGTTTTCTGTACTAACATTAACCATTGAGTTTTCTTGGGTAGCTGGCGCTGCCCCAGTTTGTCCTTCTGTTGTGGTTGGTTGTTGTACCGTATTAACATTTGTAATTTCTTCTGACATTATTTACTTTCCTCCTTATTTGTTTGGTCTCAATTCTTCATAACGTTCTAGATAAGTCTTGTACTGTTTAGCTACAGCTTCTATTGTTTCAAGAGCCAGCCTGTAACCAGCAGCAAACTTAGCGTCTACTAAATCATTCATCCCTATCTCTGGGATTAAAGTATTAAGGATTAAGAACTCCCTACATTGCTTAAATAAATCTTCTCTACCTTCAAGTAGGTCTGCAAATATCTTTCTAGTTTCGATAAAGCGTTTAGCTTCCTCAAACTTTTCTTGCTCTGCCTTTGCTCTTAGTTCATCTTGCTTAGTCTTTTCAGAACGTCTTTCTTTTTTAACTCTTTGAGCCATTTCGTAATTCATCTTTCCTCCTTATTGCTGAACTTCATTTGCTCTTTTTTCAGCTAACATTTGATTAACTATATTAGGTACTTGCTCTGGGAACCTAGCTAACATATCATTTCTAAATCCAGCAAAGCTACTGTTAGAAATTCCTAGTTGAGCTGCTATCTTATAGAGCTGTCCATTAAGTGTCATTAGTTCCATCACTTGGTCAGTGTCTTGGAAGTTCATTCTATTTAATATCCACTTCACAAACTCTGCTGCGGTAACTGGGTCTAGTACAGCAGATAATGATTGGAATACTGGACTACCTAATAAGTTAAACAACTTTTGGGTTTCACCATCTCTCTCTACAGCAGACTGGCTACCCCCAATGATAAAGTAGTAATTACCATTTCTTACTTCATCTGTTACTTTAGCATACTGATTAGGGCCAACTGGTATTTCAATATTACCAGTATCATATACCTTTTTAAACAAAGCATACTTCCTAACCAACTTGTATATTATGTTGTGGGTAAATAGGTGAGACTCTTCTGCCATTCTCATTGTGGCGCCACAATGA